TGGTCACTAATGTAAATCCTTCCTGTTCGACCGACTCGGCAGATTCCGTCGTCAAATTCGCTTCTACCGAAGCAGCAACGGTTGAGGTCTGCTGAGAGGTTTCGGGTTCCGAAATACTCGTTCCAGTAGTCTGGGTCACGGTCGTTGCAGGCTCCTGAATCTCGGTCGCCAGGGCAGGTGTCGGCATGCTGACACCCGCTGGAGGGTCCACAGACTCATATTTAGCATCTCCGCGAGTCAGGACAAAGTCACGGCGGTCAATGAAAGATTTAAAACCTCCCTCACCTTCGTGTTCACCACCCCTGCCTTTCTCGCCTTTGCTGGCTTTGGCTTGGCGGCGTCCTTTGTCTCGCATCTGTTTTCTAAAGTCCGAGTCATCACCCATGTCGTCGTAGCTATCTTTGTACATGTTCTTGGGGTTCCAATAATCGTCGTCATCGTAGTCATTCTCCTCACGCTCACGATAGTCATCGTAATCGTCCTGCTCCTCATAGTAGTCGTCGTCGTCGAAGTCCAACTCACCATGCCCAGGGTCCGATTCCTGTTTGACACCAGGTTTCTTCGTGAAGTGCCAGATGTCGTCGATTTCCTTAGCACGCACAAGAGCGCGCCTCAAGTCAACGCCAAGGTTGAGGTTCCCTGCCTTCTTGACCCCGATGTGGACACCATAAACCTCACCGGCTCCTGTCACTGACACTATAGGAGCTCCAGACCACCCGTGAGTGGTCGATGAAAGGTGTGTAAATCCGCTCTTGCACGTGATGTTGTCCGTGGCAAGTGCTTGTCCGAAGGAAGTAAAAGAACCAACCTTAAGTTTGCCCATTTCATGATCGGTGGGACCACAAGTCCTGATAAGGGTGCGGTGCCGCAAGCGAACTGGACTAATTTTGAGTGGCTTGACGGATTCCTCCGGCTTAAAAGGGATCTTGCTCATCATCGACTGAGAACACGGGGCATAAGCAATGTCCTCATCAACTATAAATTTCCATTCAAACGCTTTAACCTTGGTTTCCTTCATTGTGTCAGGGCAATCCGGGGCGTACCCGAGAACGTCTGACTGCTCGAGCACGTGTCCAGCGGTGACAATAAATGTTTTATATTCACCATCTTTCTTGGCCATGACAATGAAACCGGTGCCCACTATACGAGTAGCGTCTGGGTGGGTTTGGATGAAAACCACACACCCTCGCCTAAGTTCGGAAGTCTTTTGTGCTTTGTAAACTGCTGAGCCCGGCTGGGTGGCCTCTTGCACATAATCAGGACCAAGTTCGATCCTCTTGCGGAAGAAGTAGCGCATTATAGCGGGGGGGTCCCTAATGATATTGTAGATCCCTCCGCAAACACACTTCGCACACCAAAAGGTATAACGAGCCTGTTCCACGGTTGTGTTGACACTTTTCTTAATAGAAAGTACCATGTCTTTGGCCACGTAGAAGGCTGTACGCCCCAAGAATAGTAACATGAACAAACTCGGGACGAGCAGTGTACCGGCTGCGTACGGAAATCGGTTTGCAAAAGCCAAGATCATATAAGCAGAATGTTTGACACAAACTGCGGCTGTAATGAAACCAACGTACCACACACGCCAGTATAACTTTAGCGCATAGTAAAAAGTCCAGAAGGTTGTACTGATGAATTCCCAAGTGCCACTCATGAAGTTTAACATTTTCTTAACGTACACAGTTAAACAAGTGACACAAGGGGAACCAGCGTAGTCGGCCAAGAACTGTTCAAATTGTTCCAATTTGTGGGTTAAGTCTTCAAAGGCGGACACACTCGTGATATTTTCATTAGAAAACACGAAGTACTCTGGATCGAATTTAGGAGGGCCTGCTGGATGAGTCTCAAAGTTCTCCCAGAAGTCTGGGTTCGGGCTCTTTGGATTTGGATCCGCGTAAGCTGAACCAACGCTAGAAGCGGCAGTCTTCGGGAAGAAAGGCAGGCCATCAACTCCCCCCGGGTGTGAAACCAGGAAGAGTGCAAGGATGGTGACAATAGTCAACATGGTGGGGCCTCGTGGGATTTGTGTTGGGAATAAATCCGAAAAATCTTCAACGAAGCTCCGCACAGTGATGCCACCCCATTGCTCCTCGGACGCCACCCTCCAGAGCTTGGGGCCTGTAGGCTCCGTCTCAGCAAAGTGGTGTGAGTACCTAGTTGGCATAGTCCTATGTACCACAGGGACCTGCCGCTCAGGCTCGTCGTCGTCGCTGGATTCCTCCTGTGGCACAACCACTCCAGGTGTGGGTGTGACGACGTACGGTTCGACATGATTCGCAACAAGAGTTTCAAAGGAGGGGAGATTGGCAAAGGGAGCTGTGAAACGCTCACCAAAGATGCTTTCATCAATCCACTCCTGCTCTCGCTGGAGATCGATCTCGTACATCTCCTGCAAATCCACCATGGGATGATCCACCCAATTGGCTGGATCATCCGGCGGACTCACCGGAAGAGGGATGAGG